AAATTACCTAAGGGCTCCCCACTTTTCGCGAACAGATTCCCCAAGTTGTGCGTGTGACACGGACAAATTAACAGAAAATAGGCAAGTTGCGGAACGGATCATGATTAGGGGAATTGTCAGAAAAAGACGCCAGACAACCGATCTTATTGATGGTTGGGAGATCATCATGGATGTTGATTTAAACGAAGATAGATGTGAGGTACGATAAAATGAAAAACAAGGCAAGCTTCAGACAGCTTGCCTTGAATTATCAGTTAAAATGTTATGTTAATCATATTGCTTTTGTAATTTGTCACACCATAGACTTGGAGTCTATTGATTCTACTTATTACCTCCAAGGTATTAAAAACTGCCGTGACAGTCTTATCTCCAGTCTGCGTGTATGTAACATACGGCGAACTGAATTCGATTCCATCGGTTAAATTGATCAAACATGTACATGGAATATCACCATCAGCCCAAGTGGTATTTTTTTGGGCAAATAATATTACCTGTTCGATTACTCCATTTTTAATAATAATCTTTGACCTTAATCCGGGGTCACTGAAACCAGCATTAAAGGTAAAAGGATTATTGAACGTGTGAGTAAGATCGGTTTTAACAAAATTGTTAAATAGATATGTAGCGTCCGCGTCTGTGAAAGTACCATCCCCGAAGCTATTACCTGTAAATGCATCCCCGCGCATACCGTTAACAGATATGGGAGAAAGGGATCGGTTGTTTGTCACCTGCATATTATTAGCGGTAAACGATGTAGTTGTCGTGCATGCAATCGCATTTTGTGTTCCGATCATGTAGTTGTCTCTTATCATCACGGAGTCACAGTTTCCAGACTGCAAGTTTAATTTGATATGAGTCACCATATTATCAACAAATGCACATCTATCAATCCTCAAGAATTCGGTTTCGTCCGTTGAAATAGCCCCCGCCCCGCCGTCGTTTTGATCGAACGTGCAATTAGATATAACGCTATAAATGCAACCGTTGTCAATAGAAATAGCTTCTCCTCCGCCGCCTTTGTTATATTTAATATAACAATTTGTTATTTTAACAATTACTGAACTATTTATAATACTTCCTTTGCACCTTTCCAGAACGCATCTATCAATATAGATTTCTGGATATCCATGCTTTCTTTTGGAGCCAATACCACCCCCGAACGTGTTAATCCCTCTATCGTTGATATCGTGTATATAAAGATGATCCAAATATATATTAGCAATCGCACTCTGCATGGTAACATTTTCTTGATAGTTTTGCACTATTGAAATGCCGCTCCCCGTTGTTGCATTCGGATGCAAAGTGAGTTCCAAATTTGTGATCCTTATGTTTACTATATCATGGTATACCAATCCCGCGCTCCAAATGTTTATAGTCGGTACAGCCCCGTCAATCAATAAAACACTGCCGCCGCACCCCGTCAGAATCGTATTAGATTGCAATGTAATCGGTTTCGTTATCCTGTATTTTCCGGGCGGCACAATGATTAGCCCCCGGTTAGCTACTGCATTGATAAAAGCCTGTGAATCGTCTGCTACTCCATCCCCTTTAGCTCCATAATCGGTTACATAAGTGACTTCGGATTTTTTAATCCAAGCCAGATCAACTGTTTTGGTGGGAAACTTTACAGGAAAGGTCTGCCCCCCTGTTTCGAGGGAAGCGGATCCGAACTTTCCCGTGTACGCCCCTGTCACTCTTTCAGTTTTATCCCATGAGTAGACTTCGGTTCTTAATCCTGTGACGTTGACCGTGCTCACTCCTTTAATCTGCACGGAATCGTTTCCGTCAACGTCAATCTCGCGATTGCCTGTGATCTGCACGGAATCGTTTCCGTCAACGTCAATCTCGCGATTGCCTGTGATCTGCACGGAATCGTTTCCGTCAACGTCAATCTCGCGATTGCCTGTGATCTGCACGGAATCGTTTCCGTCAACGTCAATCTCGCGATTGCCTGCGATCTGCTCCGTTAATTTGCCATCAGAGTCGAACAGCATGTCTTTAGTGCTATGCAGTGTGATGTTGTTTGCCGTCTCCGCAATATCCCCCGCAATAAGCGTATAGTCACCCGACACATTGATAGTATCATTGCTAACCTGCGCTGTCCGCTCTTTACCATAGTATCTGGCAAGCAGTGACTCAATCGTAGTAGCAATCAGATTGGTTCCCGGAATATATTTGGATCCGGTTGGAATTGCTCGTGTCACCCGGTACAGATTTCCGGCATACCACACAAGGTCGTTGACAAGTAAGTCTTTTGTCGCATAGTCCTTATCTTTGTCATTAAATGCGACACCATCCATGATCTTATTATAGATGTCCTGATAGTTAAATACTACCACCCAGTAATTTGTATTCGTAAGCTCCACGCCAGCCGGAACCGGAACCTTACTCATGTATGCAGTCCCGCTTTTAGGATCAACAACGACTGTATTTGCCGGATACTGTGTCGTGATATCCCATTGGATCGGGTCCGCGTACTTGATTGTCTTAAGATCGATCGCAGTAGCAAGATCCTGCTTAAAGCTCATAAGCTCTTTAATTAACCAACCTAGATTGTACTGATACATCTCACCTTTAATTAAATAATCCTTATCTGACATGATGCGTTACCTCCCATAAAAAGAGTAGATATTTAAGGTATTTGGATCCCCCGCCCGGAGTTGGCGGAACTGGCGGCTCGCCAGCTAAAACCTCATACCAATAGTTTCCATTTTCGCGCCTTGCGTCCTCCGTTGCCCCGGGATCCGCAGGGCGCTCATAATTGTATAGCCAAGTAACCGCGAGTTCTCCGGGGTTGTCCTCGGAAATTTTATACTCAGAATATGACATGGGATACGATCCCGTTGCATAATAGTCTGCGTGCTCGTCAAGAAAAATCATCTGTGCATATCCGTCATCCAGCGACCCTGCCTCGTCTGAAAAATTCGGACCGTAACCCGGAATCGCTTTGGCATCCTCGCTATCAATGTATTTACTTGCTGGCGTAAACTGTGTGAGTCCATAACCTTTATTTTTCCATGGAGATCCGCCAGAGACTCCCACCTTGTCACTCTGCCATCTCCACGGATTATAACCGGACTCCGCACCAATATTTCCCAACACGCCACACACGGCGTTTAATGACCAGCCACGGCTTCCCAGAATCCCCCAGATCATACGGGCATTCTCCTTTGCTTCGTCAGACGATCGGAGATAAGCTCCGACCGTCTTACAATGCCAGCTCATGGGCGGTACACCGCGTAAAGCTTGCGCGTGTCGTAATTTTTGACACAGATTTTATCATCTTGATTGCCGCCAATACAGGGCACAACGGCGGACTCAATGCCTGTATTAGTTGCGCACACGCCGACATGCTTACTGGATGTATTTGTCATTCGATCACCGGACCATAACCAGAACAAAATGTCTCCGCGTTTAATGGTGTCCGGCAAGCCGTTACCAGTGCGATCATAAAACTTGCCCTGTTTATGGATTGCTGATAAATTTTTACATTTGAGCCGGAGATCGTTTACGTTTTCTGCCTTAATTGCCACGCCTAACTGATCCAAAAAATATGATACCGCCGTTGCACACCAAGAAGCCTTAACCAAGGATCCATAATACCATTTCTGGATCTGTGCGACAACCCCGTCATACTCTTTTGTACCCTCAAACTGCTTGAAAAGCTTATAAAGCTTTTCTCCCTTTGTTTCCGGCACATCCTCGTTATACGGTTCGCAGATCCCGGTCTCCGTGTCAATAATATACTTTGCCATTACTTACCCCCTCCTAACTTATCTGTAAGCTGAGTGATTGCAATCTTAAGATCTGTGATTGCTTCACGCATATAGTTTGACTCTTCGCTATGCTTCTTATTCTGGTCGATCATATACCAGAAAAGTGCTGCACACATGCAGATCGGAAAACCAAGTGTGCTGATTACTGTGATGATGTCTTGTGCTGTCATAGTATACCTCCTTAATATACGTCGAGACAAAAGGCGTCTCTATAATCCTCGGCGATCTCCTCAATCAGGGAATATCTTACAAGATCACGCTCTGACTGGATCATCTGCTGTGATGTGGTAACACCGATGTTACCATGCGTCCGATTGCTGTGAGTAAAGGTGTCCGTGATGTTTTCCGTGCCGGAAGTCTCAGAGCTTGTGTCAATATCCCTTCGGTAACTGGAAGTTCCGCCACCCGTCACGGTATCTTTGCTGTCCGGCTGATAGTCCGATGCATTCTCCGCGGATACATCATGCAAGGACGTTTCATTTTCCGTCCTCTCCTCGGCGTTTGTCTCTCCGTTCGTGCCGGATGCAGTGCCTGACGTATCCCGGTCCGTCGTCCTCTTCTCCTCAATATCTTCCTTGCGGTCGTAGTTTTCGATTGGATTGTATTCCAGATGCAATGTTGCATCTAACTTTGCCCAGATCGGAAGTCTCCTCGCGCTCCACGTACCGATATAATGCCGCACCCATTCTGGATCCGGATGAGCGAGTGCCGCATTTCCGTGTCTCTCTAAAATGCAGTTAATGACCAATTTTTTATCGACCCCCTCCGGAAGCTGTAGACCATCAAAAAGCGTGGGGTCAAACATCAAAAGATCATTTGTTGACCCCGTCGGGTGTAGCTGATGACTGAATAGGTTTTGTCTCGGTATCCAGAATGGCATCTTTTTCCATCTCCTCTCCACTGTAAGTAAATTTAATTTTTGTACCAAACATACGGTTTACACGGTCACAAGACTCGTCGAGACAGTCTTGCCAGACCTGTCTACGGTTGAAAAACTCTGAAGTGTTAACGCTTGATTCAATCTGATTCTCGCGTTCCTTCTTATCGCTCGCCACCGGTACACCCATCTCTCTGTAAAATGCTGTGATGACATTTCGCCGTGCTTCCTGTAATTCCGGCAAAATGAAGTTCTTGCTAAGATCTCTGTCAAACTGTGCCCAAGGAAGCTCCGGAGTTTCTCCGGGCATTGCTTTTTTGATTGACCGATTATAGATAATATAAGGCTCTCCATTTTCGACTTTTTCAAAAAGACTTTCCATGGATCGTTTTTCCTTATCGTTATCCGCCGCGGCAATATATGCAAACCTCGCGTTAATCATCTGTTGACGGACTGCGATGTCCATAGCCTGCATTTCCGCCGCGTACTTATCAATGATATCCCAGATTCCCGTGTAGTCCGGTGTAAGCTTAATGTTTTCGCATTCCTGACCTATTACAAGTGGTCTGGAAAAACTGAAATACGGCGTTGCTACCGTCATGCCCCACGGCTCAAACTGCAAGCCGACTCCATGCGGCGCGGACGGCTGGAACGTAATCCCATAGCGTTTTGTCTCAAAAACGGTCAGATATCCAAGATGAAAAAGCCCCCACAAGAATGCATCTTTATCAGTCTGCACCTGTCCCGGTGCCGCCTGCGGAAGTCCTTCTACTTTCCAGATTCCGCGCGCCCGCTGAAAGAACGACCTCTCCCAGTAATTATAAGACCCCGTGGAAAAGTCTGGAATGAACCCGGTATTCTGGGGATAATATCCGCTATAATTATACACTGTATCACCTCCTATTCGATAAAGACTCCGCTATCCATAAGTGCCGCGATCGCGTTCTTTTCTGACATTCTCTGATTCCCTTTGATGGAGAACCCCCGTGTCTTACAATACCCCGGAACCGGTTTTCCCATCTGCATGACGGGTAACCCATACACCGCAGAAAATGTCCCCGCGTTAATAGGTGGATAATAAAGGACAACGACCTTCGCCAGCATTGACTGTCCCATTGCCGCGTTGCTGGATAGTGATCCGGCACACTGCACAACGGGCGTTAATGTCTGCACGACTCCAGATCCTATATTACTAAGACCTTGACCAATGTCTGACAACCCCGCTCCGGCATCTCCGGTAACTCCTAGAGTCAATAAACTTTGCGCGGCTCCCTGCGCGGATGATAGCACTCCGCCGCCCGCTTGAATCGCTCCGCCGATCGCCTGAATCGCGCCGGAGACAAAATTCTGAATGGGGACGTTACTGGACCCTATCGCATAATTACATCCAATAGAAGCAGATCCGACGTATACGGGATAGTCTCCTGCATCAACACAGAGAGATACCGATCCGGAAAGAACCTCAACGCACCAAGTAAAGGAAAGCTTCTCCGCGCTGTTGCACTGATCCACTGGAACGCCGACCGTCCCAATGAACGGTACATAGCATAGAATCTGACAGTTCATTCTCCGCCAGTCGTTGACAGCCCACGGGATCTTAACCTCAGTAACCTTTTTAACGATGATGTTCGCATCAATCTGGTAAGCCTTGACACCCGTGTTAAAATCACCCAGATAGACATCTCCGTAATACGTGACGGGGATATTGACAGATGCGATCGGAAGCCAGATGCAGGACCGGATCGCACTGATCGCGGATCCCTGCGTTAAGGCGTTCGCCGTAAAATACTTAAGGATCGCTATTTCATCCAGATCTGTGATCGCATCTGTAATATCAGACGAGATTGTATTGACCAATGCTTTCATATTGTTTTTACTGATCCGCCAGACTGTCACTCCGCCGTTTGCGCCGACCGCGGACAGAATATAACATCCCACGTCTAAGGATAACGCGCCGCCGGTCACGTCAACTTCTGCCGTGGAAATCTGCGGCACCTGAGAAATGTTCTGCCTCGCATCTCTTAATCGCTTACCTGTCGATGTTGCATCCGTGTTATATCCATACTCAATGTAGCAATCGGTATCTAAGATCTCTGTGCGATACGTTGCCAGCGGATCCATGACACCGGACACCTGCCAGACGCCCGCCCGTACCGACACAATGGATGTGATCCAATAGTAGGAGGATACCTCCGTAATGTACATGGCATTCCACTGCGGATATTCAGCAAGTCCCGCCATGGAAAGCTCCAAGACGGGACTGTCGATATCTTTGGCATTTTTCCAGACGGCGCTCGTTTTTGTCCATTTGCTGTAATCGCTCTGTAAAGTGGAGTTGTACCGCTTATCAGTATTACCAAGATAGACATCAAAAGCCATGAAAAAACCTCCTACTATACTTTTTCATCCTCCATATAGTAGAGGATCGCGTTTTCTGTAAAGTCATTTGTAAAGTCGTTCGCCCAGTGATAAAAGGTGTTGACATATCCGCCGCCCGCGTTATCCGGTGTCGTGATGGTACGATCCAGACGATAAGTAGACATCAGCGCAGAACGGTCATACATGATGCCTACAATGTACGGTTTTGTTACTGCCGCACCTGTGACGGTCGTTCCGTCTGCCACTTTAAGCTGGTTCGGAGTCACATTTATATTGCCCTCTTTTCCACTTTCCGCGCTCTGCCAGTAGGCAATGCGGCGATAGTTATCAAGCTTGAGATAACCATCGTGGAAGACCTGAGATAATACATTTGCTTCCGCGTCATACAGTAACGGCGCGAGTAAGCAGAGTCTCTGTTCACTCTTTGGAGTGTGACGGTACAGATGTAAGGCGTTACCGAGATCGTCGGTCTTTGCCGGTGTCAGATGGAAAAGCTCTGTGTTATTTGCCATCATGTCGGAATCATACTGGATATGGGAAACTAAGAACGCGAGAAACTCCTTGAGGTACGTTGTCCTGAGCTGATCGCTCGTGTAGTTGGTGCCATGCTTGGTATTGTATTCTTTGGTGAGATTTACTTTGGATCTCGCCGCCCCGATGTTATAGAGACCGCCGATGAAGTTTAAGAGAATCGCACGATTGCGGGCTTCTTTCATCATCGCAATTTCGTTCTGATTTTCTACTGCAAGACCTGCGATAAAACGGGCGAGATCTTCGTTACTGCGAAACGCCACGTCAAGCTGATAAAGCCAGCGCGTAATGTGCTTCTGGAGGATTTTGTTACCTCCGAACTGCATCTCTAACGGATACTGCTTTTTGATCTTGTAATGGTCAACGCTCTCACCGTCCTTGAGCGTGTACCCTGCGCCGCTTGCGGCAGTGTTCCAAGACTGCTCCGTCTCGAAGTCATTCGCGTAATAACTGATTTTTCGTGAGATCTGACCATACATCATGTTATCAACCTCGACGCCGAAGTCATCAGCTTCATACGGACGAATCGCGATTAAGGTACGCCCGATCTGTAAAGATAGGGCATTCAAAAGCGTTTCCTGCCCGTAGATCTGCGCCGCCTGTGCGACTGTAATCATGGAGCTTGTTTCCGTTGCCGCCAGTGCTCCGCCGCCCGCCTGCGCGATCAGGGAATTTACTACGGCGTGAATGTCAACGGGTAAAGTCGTGTTTGCCATTATTTCTTATCTCCTTCCTGCGGAACCTTAATGCCGCCAAGTCTGCACACAATGTCGTCGATGGTCTCCGGCTGCGGAACAGATCCCTGTACATTTGGGATCCGCAGCGCATTGATCGCACTTAAGAGATCCGCCGAAGTCGGCTGAGTTACCGGCTGAGTTACCGGCTGAGTTACCGGCTGAGTTACCGGCTGAGTTACCGGCTGAGTTACCGGCTGAGTTACCGGCTGAGTTACCGGCTGAGTCTGCGCACCGTAAATGCTTGTGTACGCTTCGTATAATTTTAAAAAATCAGTAAATTTTAACATTGCTGTACCTCCTTCAAAAACTCATAGCGAGATCTTGCTTTTTTAAAAAAGGAGGAGTGTGGAAAGCAAGAATCCCGCCGCTCCGGATTCCGTCCGGCTTGCTTTGTGCGGCGCTCCTCCTGTCTTAACTATAAATCATACCCCCCATAAAGTCAATCTTTAATTTTAAAAAACCGCTTAAAATCTGATAACGACCCTACCGAATCGAATGTTATGTACCCGCTGTTATACATCATACGCAGTTCCGGGTAGTTAAGCCCTGCCTGAATCCTGCCCTCTGGCGTGTCCGGAAAACTGACCCTTGCCCTGTGCGGGGATCGGCATCCGTAAGCAGATGAGCCGTTTTCATAGATAAAAATGTCACCTAACCTGCATAGCGGGCGGTATCCTGTGATGGATTTTGGACGGATTAAATTACTTTTGTTGTATACAAAACTATTGCCTAACGACATGCTTAAAAAGTTGGACCCCGCCTTGCGTTTTCTGAGGTATGCGTTTTGTGCGGTCTCGGCGCGTTTTGCTATGATCTTATCAGAGTGCGGCAACGCAATAAAAACTCCGCCCGGAAGTATCTTATATTCCTTGCCAGATCGCTCCAGACGCTCAAACTCTGACGTTAAACCGTACGCCGATAAAATCGGATCCTCAATATTAAACGCATTTGCTAATAGCCAAAACCTCAACGGCGGGTTACCCTCAAGCTCGCGGTTGCCGCATACAGTAGTGTATAGATTTAAAACTGTATCATCCTCACCTTTAAGGCGTCTTACACATAGCTCCGGGATAAACTCATCCAGAATCATATCTGTAAAATTGGATCCATTAAATCCTCGCATTTTTGCGATGTAATGTAACGGCAGAGCCAACCCCCTACTCTTTTTAACTTTTTTAACCTCAGCGTCCTCGTCAAGATCTCCCCATATCCATGTGTTCTTCGACGTTGATTGTAAGTTAACATTATACCCTTCCTTTTTAAGCGGGATAAAAGGATTAAGATCGTCGGTCCGCTCGATTGCTTCCAACTCCTCCCGTGTCCGTCGTAGATATAACGTATACCGATCATGATCCAGTAAATACTTAAGTGATCCGTAGGTTTTGCCGACTTGTCTACCCCCTACAATCACAATAAGCCAGACCGGAAGGGCGGCTATTGCTTCGATGTTAAGCCATCCTTCCGGCGTGTAGAGCTCTAAATTATTTTGCTGTCTCATCCGTACCATTTACGATCGCAAAAACCTTATCAATCAGCGCTTTCTGGTCGGCTTCAGAAAGATAGATCGCATACTGATTATAATAGTTGCCGTCCTTTCCTTTGTCCTGCGGAACCGCGATAAAAGGTTCTCCATCGGACTTCCGCTCAACGACTCGCATGGAGTAGAAAGCGAACCCCTTGCACCGGAGTGTAAATACGATGCAGGAATCTGAGATCTGCCGTACATTTGTTACCTCGGCGTTTACGCCTGCGAGATCGATCACCGCGCGCGCTTCAGAAAAGTTACTAGTTTTACCTGAATTTTTCGTTGTCTTGAATGCCATAATCTTATACCTCCGATTTAAATGATTTTATAGTTACCTGCGTGTAGCCGGTGTAAAACAATTTTTCTACGTGTTTCATTGCCTGTTCCATCGTTCCGACGATCTCAAAATATCTCCACTGCCCTCGTTGCTTATACCCTATTCGGTATCGCATATCCATCACCTCCACTACTATCTTATCACCCCCCTATTCGATATGTCAATATTATTCCACAATTATTTCTCCAATTTCTTCCGTGATCTGATCCGGGATGCCAGATTGTACGAGGTACTGCCTCGGGTTCATCTCCACCCATGATGCAGTGCGAGTTTTCCGTTTCCACTCGGTACGCTCGCGCACCGGAGAGTCGTGATAGGTTAAGGCAAGCCCTCCTGCATCAGCGATAAAAAGCTCGTCCGCGAGATTCGCGATATCCCCCTGCATGGCAAGTTTTCCGTTTTCCTTCCGCACTCCAGCGATTGTTGTCTCGATCTCATAGCGTCCTTTTTTCTGATCCCACGATTCTGCCGCGTAACACTTAGCATGTAAAAATGTAAAGCGATTGTATCCATATGCCACCATCGGATGCTCATCCTCCGCGGTACCGATATAGACATTCTTGCCCTCGCGGTTTTGCACTACTGCGTTTCGATTTTCGCATTCCTCCCGGACTCCTGCATTATAGAGATCCACGGCGGGGATCTTATCCCCCTCATACTTAACGCTATCCGTATCCCAGTAGATCACCTTTTCCCAGCCAACCGCCTGTTGGAGCTTAAAAAGATATAATCGCGTGAGAGATGCCGTCCATAAGCCCCACAAGAACGGAAATTTTTTCTGTTGGGCTTTTGCTACTTTTTCATCAGATTTTTCCGCGAGGTTATCCTCCCATGAGGTTTTCTCACACGTCATAATCTCCCCAATATCTACGGCGTACTCATCTCGGATCACCTTTTGGGCACATGCCCCAAAGATCGTGTTGACACAGATCTTAGCAAAGACTCGTTCCGGTCCATCTTCGGCACCCTCTTTGATTTTAAAAAATTCTAGGATCGCGCCGCGAAATGCGTCTGGCAGATATTTAAGCTCAAAAGCGAGGATCTCAATACCTACCATATCATCATACGCATACGCCTGCCGGAATCTTTGCCAATCATTGGAGTCCATATAGATGATCGCGGCAGTGCATCCAAGCATCCGCCCGTTATCAACGCCGTGTAACCCCTCCACGTCCTCGCATTTACTGATTGACACGGTCGGATCCGGACATTCTGCTTTAATGTGTACCCCAGATACAAAGACACGCCCCAGCCAACCGTAGCCATTATTAATCAGCATTTCCAGATCTTCCAAGGACGTATCCTCCGGAAGAGAGAAAGGCTTTCCGGACGGAAATTTTCTTAAGATCTGCTGTGATGGATGCGCACTCTTAAGGTCATAAGAATTACAGTTATTGTAAACTCTTTCTGCTCGCCATCTGCACCCGTGCGTATCGCCGCCCGCCATGCACTTAAAGGCAAGTGCAAGCTGATTCTTTGAAAGAGTCAATGCATTCATGGCTCTCAGTGTTTTTCCATCCTGTCGTATTCTGGCGTTTACTGCTTCAATAACCATGCCAGTATTCGTAAGTGGAATACTCGCTTGCGTGTAACCATGCTCTTTCTTTAAGCGTTCAATGGCTTCATATAAGCCCTGCACGTCATTTACAATATAATTCCACTCATCCGGGGAGAGCGGCGTGTCCGGCGTAAAATGCTTCGAATAGTCCAGATCACCGACCATTTTTGCATGCTTGCATCCTTTAGTTGCACCGGCGAGAGACTTCTGAAAAAGTTTCAGACTGTCACGAAACTCGACTCCGTTATCATAGCGGATTGTGAGAGGTTTTCGTGGTTTTGTAAAAAGGCTTGTTGGTCTCCCCCAGCTTTCCGCGAGAATCTGCGTCATATGAAAATGCTCGTGTCCCAAGTTATGCACGTATACGACAAGACGGCGGTTTTCCGATAGCTCAAACTCCTCTTCCAGACGGTCGAAAAGATCAATCACATCTTCCATGTACCTAAGTACGAGTCTCTCATTGTCCAGGCACACAGCGATTGAGTAGATATACCCATCTTCTGCCGTTGCATAGTCCTCGATATCCAGTGTTGCGGTAACGTCAATATATTCCGTGATATGCTTTTTAACTCTCTTTTCGGCGATGGGAAAAACACGAGGACGCAAAGTTTCGATAAATTCTGACACGCCCGTGCATACCCATAGATCTTGACTCTTCCGCATAATCTCTCTCTCTCTCTTTATTCGCGTTTTCGGGACTCTTTACGCTTGAGATAATATAGTAACGCGGATCCGCGTTTACTTTCATCCGCTCCGAACTGCTCCGCGGCGGCATCTAAAATATCAGTTTTGCCGCCCGTAATCGCTTGATAGATGGTGTCTGACGAAAATAAGCTTTCTATATTATTGGCAAAATATTTTGTAACAGAAAACTCAAAATCTTCCAGCGACCCTGAAAAACCATGATCTTGCGCGGTCTTGTATCGCTTGTCAATAGTATCCTGCCGCCCCTGAACAGTTGACGTTTTAGCCGATAAAAAGGACCGCAAAATTTTATACTCATGGCGCAAAGCATTTAATGTTAACTTTTCCGTGCGCTCTTTAAAACGCCGCCGATTGACAAGGTCATACATTGCATTTTCATAGATCCCTTTTGTATGCCCCGATCTCTCCAATCTTAAAAGGCGTTGATTGGCCGCTTTGGCGGCGCGGCGAACCGCGATTGAAAGTTCCTGCTGGTCTGCCTGAGATGGATCACCAATGTCATAATCAGCCCATGTCTTTGTTGCTAATTTTCGTCTTGACATATCTTTTCCACCTCCAATGCACGATAGGCGCTTGCGCTGTAATAATCATAGCCCCATCCAACGCGTTCAATCTGGATATAGTTAATATAGGTATTGTCAATACCTAACTCCCGTCCTTCGGCAATCTGGCGGATTCTGGCATCTTTCAGAATGATAACAGATTTTACTGCGCTTCCAGAACGGCGATATAATGCAACGTATCTCATAATTTTACTCCTACTTTACGTTCAATCTGATCTCTGAGTGATGACATTTTTATTGGATCGTGATACCATCCAACAATGATTTCATTATCGCGACCGTATAATTTATTCGCCATCTCGCCGTAATAGATACAGTCATACGACTGTATCGTATAATCTGTATTGACGGTTACTAATAAGTAACCGTTAATGCCTTTTCTCAGCTTTCCTACGATTCCGCGGATTGTGTCACGCATGCCCTTACCATCCCCTTTCCGTATTCGCCATTACAGTAATCGATAAATGCACCAATAGCTTCCATATTCTTATCTCGCCCATTAACGCCCCTTCTGTGCGGTGCTAATCCTGCCATGCGGCGAGAGTTATTGGTTAACAGCATCGCTTTCGGTTCATTTTTCATTCTCTGTGTGATCTTCATATTGTTTTCCTCCTTGCCGATTGGCTTATCTCTTGATCTGCCTATATCATATCATATCTATAAGCATCTGTATAATACATCGTTCTTATTGTGAGAGCGTTGTTATAAGATAAGACTATAACCAAGTTGTAAACTTTGTCCGTGTCACACGCACAACTTGGGGAATCTGTTCGCGAAAAGTGGGGAGCCCTTAGGTAATTT